GGTCGTTCATCGAAACCGGCCCACCCGGAGGGGTTTGCGTCCCACTCCCGGCATTAGATTTAACCTGGGGCTTAACATCTTTTTTGAATAATTCGGGATAAGCCGTTTCCAATTCCTGAAACAGCCTATCCCAATTGACACCACCAGACTTGCTGGTGTTGGCCTCGATTAACCCATCCGCTTCAGCGGATAATCGGGCCAGTTTGATATTGGTTACTCTACCGGCTGCCTGTTCTGCAAAATCGGCCCGGAGTTGGGCAGAGTTTAGATCGGCTTCTAATTGGCTCAGCTGCTTTTCTAATTCGCTGCCCTTTTCGGCCCCTGCCCTTACCTGGCTCAACTGTCTGGATAATTTTTTGCGCTCTTCTCGTTCGTTATCAAGCGCAGACCTTAATCCGTCTACGTGTCCATCTACCAACGTCTTTACGGCTTCGGGCTGATCGGCCAGCCATTTGTCCCAGGTAAGGGGCATCTCGCCTTGATCGCCACCATCTCGGCTTTGATCATGTCCTTGTTCTGGAGTGTTTGGGCCTTGACCGTTATCAACCGTGGCCACCGGGGGGACTTGGTTATTAACTTCGCCGGTATTGTTTTCATCTGGCATTTGAGGTCTCCTCATTATTCGGCATCTCGCCTGAAATAAAAAGAGGCAAACCCGGTACGGCGGAATCTCTCCGCTGCCAGGTTTGCCTCAACGCCTTGAGTATCAATTTGTTAGCTGTATGTTACCACACTCCGTTCTTTTTTGCAATACCTATTTTAGGTTTTTATCAAACGTAATGGTTTAATTTGCAAAGAAGGCCCCCAGGTTTCGTTGTCTATAATCCTGACAAAATCCATAATATCTGTAATGTCTCCTTGCTCCCACAGCTTGTACCGGCCAGGCCCCAGGGCTTGCTTCTGGCGAGCCGGGGGTAATTTACTAAACCACTCCGCCCCGGTCTGGAACCGAAGAGGGTCATAACCCTGAAGGATCGGGACCATTGTACACCTGTCTTGAGGGTGAAGAGGCATCAATTCACTAGTCTTATAGACCTTGCCATCCAGGGCCAGGCAGGCGATACAGGTACGTGAGTTTTTGGCCGCCAGTCTCCGATACCCGGAAACAACGCCGGATTTATCATATTGTTGACGAACAGCTTCCCGGTACGCCCGGACCTGCTGGTCTCTGGCTACTAATAAAATATGTTGTAACCCTTGCGACAAGCCCTGGCGAACAGCCATCCGTGCTGTTTTCCGAGGATTGATCCCCAGGGCCGTATTGGTCAACAGAATGTCTGTGATGGCGTTAGCCGCTAAAGGGTAACTTCGCTGAAGCAGTCTCTCTAACGGCCCTCCACCTCTGGCTATAGCCACGATATTGGCTATGGCATCCGTTCCCAGGTGATCAAAACCTACCCCCAATAAGCCAGACCCTGATGGGACCTGGAATTGCGTAATCTGGTTAATGTAGGTAATAGCGTTCTGGATTCCGGCGAAGGCTGCGTTTTGTTGAAGCTGACCGATATGTGTTTTAGCCGCAGTGCCCATCCGGGCTAATTCGATCTGAAGCTGAGCCAGCAATCGAGTATAACGACGCAATTTAGCCAACCGCCACATCTTAATCGGAGTACCTGCGGCTGACATATCACTCAATTCCTGGGCCAGCGTCAATATATCGGCGGCCATCTCCTGCTCAATCCCTGACCAAACTGAAGCCATCTCCCTGGTCGCTCGACTTGCATTATTATCCAGGTCTCTTCGATGTTGTTTGGTCAGTTTTTCTATTTTTGAGCTTGGTAAAGGCATAAAGACCCCTTATGTTAAAATCACCAAAAATCTCAATATTTATCTGAGAAAACGCTTGACATTCATTCTACTTTATTGTTGTTAGATCGTCCTAGTAAAAAATCATAATAATTATTCAAATAATACTCATTCGCATAGTAATAGACCTTATTTTTCCTTGTTGAGCCTGTGAAGGGGGTGAGGCCCTAGCACAGCCTCACCCCGTTTAATACCCCCCCCGGTCCCCACCAACCGGGAGGCAATCTCCCTTCAGAACGATCCTGGCCACCGCCCTGGACACAATCCCATCCGGCTACAACTGCGCCAACGAATTTTACAAGTTAACTCGCTGGCTATGCGAATTTTTGGACAAATTTTGTCTAAAAATATAACTACACAAAAAAATGTTTTTGCGAAGTGAAATGTTATTCTACCGTTTCCAGCCCGCTTGCCTGCTGACCTGCGTTCAGCCCTTCGGCTGCGTCTATAACAGCCCTGGCCAAGCTGGATCGCTGCTCCTGGGCCTCTATAGTCCGGTCATCCTCTAACTGCTCGATCTCCGCATCGGACCACCCTTCCTCCCTGCGGAGGGTTGTCCGTATCGGGATATTGGCCTCGACATTCGTTTTTCTGATCTGTGCCTGTGTTAAGGGCTGGATCGTTTGAGGATTGGCAAAAATCGGTTCTATTTCTGCTCGACTGACAGACTGACCGATAAGTAGCATAATAAACTCGGCCACTTTCCGCCACTCGGCCTTGAAGCGGTCAATATAGAGACTGCACTTATCATTAAGTGGGGCCTCTAGGGCAATTAACGATTCACCTGATGGATCGCCCCCTTGCCCATAAAAAAAATGTTTCGGAGTCCTTGAGATAATCGCTATAGCCGTAGAGAAATGATCAACAGCCCGAATGTAAACGTTTAGATCCGTTGGCTCAAAATCGCCTACCTGGGTCTGCTGACCAATCCCATCTCCAGCCGGTATAGACCAAATCTCGTTCGGGGCATTTCTCAGGCTTTGGGTGTCGGCATTAGAGATGATCCATCTCTGCCTGAATGCTCCGAACTCAGCGGCCACCATCATATCCGCTAAGAGTTTATTGATAGCGTCCTGGATAGGCCGTACTCCCTCAATATCTCCTCTAATTTTTCGCCGCTCTTTCCGAAAGTGGAATACCGGAATAATACCATAAGGGTTTGGAGATGGATTAGGGTCTACGCTCTCGTCCAGTTTGAAGTCTTTGTAACTGTGAGGGTTAACTGACATAGACGTGTAATATTCTAGCCGATCAGGGTAATACATCGTGATACGCAGTTTCCCATCCTCGCCTGGGAACATTTTTGCGGCAAATTTTTTAACCCTTGGATTTGACGCCAGATACTCTACGTGAACCATTCTAGGATCGTTGTAATACGCCTCTACATCGTCGCCCTGCGTTTCCCCATCCCAAACGATAATAAACCCTTCTCCGGTTATTAACGACGCAAGGTGACAATCATAAGAATCCAGGTTTAATTCACTATCTACAAAAATCCGGTTTAATTGATCTTCCAGATTATCGTCTCCGGTTACAGAGAAACGTTGCAATCGGATTCGGTCCAGCGCACTATCTACAACCACCTGAAGCCAGTTCTCGACAAACCTGACATCGATCTTGCTAAAAATCCTGCGCAGCCGATCTGTCGAGTAGTGGAGGGGATGATTACCATCATAATAATTGAATAAATCATTATAAGCCTGCTGCTTTCCGGTAATGGTTATATAAACCTTCTCAACATCTGAGATTGTTTTTACATCTAATTCGTTATTAGCCATAATCATAAAACCCTCCGATGCTCGTTAGGGTGCATCAACATCGACAACAAAACGCAGACCATATTCATTAGTTTCTGGTAAAATATCGATCTCGCCCTTTTTGATTAATCTATTGTTTTTGAACGGTTCATAGTTCACATAATGCTGATATCTGCCCCATCTCCGAATTATTTTTACTATGTCTGGATGTTGCCGATATAAGGATTGTGCCATTTTTAATCGGCCCTCATCCTTATACAGTTCATCTGTGTTCCCACCCTTCATAGTCATACCAGTGGAACCCCAGTAAATCCAACCTCCCGAAGTACGGCCTCATAGACCTCCTTTTGCTCGATGGGATGGACTCGCCAATTTGATGGATTGTGGATAAAATCTCCAAGGCGAGCCTTTTTAACATCTGTTATTCTGTCCCGGATTAGTTCCTGTAAATTTTGGTTGTTCATTTGGCTGTTCATTTGATTTATCCTTGTCTGCTTATAGCCTTTTTATGCCCCGCTATTAGCCAGGACATTATGTACCTCTCAGCGTCCATAAAATGATAATTGCTCTTATCCTCTATTTCCTCAGTCGGCTCCCCGTTCTCGTTTAATTTGCGGCCATAACTAAGTTTTTCGTCCAAATAACCAGTAAGATCGTCGAAGACCCTGATCCGATCTTGGTTGTGGGCCTCAAAGACTCGATCAATTCCGACCTCAACACTGGTGACAGAAGGCGCACGAATTGATAAACCTGCCTGGCGGAACTCACGCCGCCATTGATGTTCAGAGGCGGATCCCCCGACACAAAAAAGGTTTGTCGCTTCGCCCCGGAGTAGAGCCTGAACGTGATCTCTTGCAGATCTAAATCCCGAGTGATACTCACGATAAGCGTATAATATTCTTGTTTCCGGATCTTCCGCATAAAAGACGCCTGCGGTATTAACGCCTCCAAAATCAATGCCTAGATATCGTTGCCAATGATCCGGGATGGCGAAGCGGGGACATTTGTGCTTTTCTGGGTTGAAATTTTCGTAAATAAGGCCTGCCGGTCGGGTAAAAATTGCCCGATAAAACATATCAAATTTCCAGGAAGGCAAGCGTCCCCTGGCGCTGTCCCATTCCTCCCGGCTAAATATCGGGTTTTCGATGGATTCGAAGCGAACCACATCAATGTCGGGATGACCCTCCTTCCATTTATCCCAGATCTGCTGTTTAAGCCAGCCCAAGTTGTACGGTGTAGTTGTAATAAGAATGCGACCCCTGGCCAACGCCAGCCGCCGCATAATAGCCTCGTATGAAGCCAACTTGAATTTCCGTTGTCCTGCTTCGTCCAGCCAGGCGGCCTTAGCCGTAGCAGATTCCAAACTCTCTGGATCAGCCGCATAGCCAAAAAAGATTTTTGTCCGATATTGAAAACCGTAATCGCCAAAAAGTTTTTGTTGCCCAAACTCGGAAACGGTAAATTTCCGTACAGGCGAGCCTTTATACTCTCCCAGGTGAAGTATATCCTCGAACCAATTGCGGAATTCCGGCAGGGCTTTAAGCTCAAGTAAGGGAAAGGATGGGGTAACAACCATATAGTCACCTGGGCCTACCCGCTGGATCTCTCGACATAGCCAATGAGGTCCGAACGAGGTTTTTCCAGATTGCGACCCGGCAATGACAGCCACGATCCTCCGGTTAGATGCCATAGCTCGATGCTGTCCCCTGTGCAAATTAACCTGGACCTTGTGCCCTCTCGAAAGATTGATAACATCAATAAATTCATTAGACATCACTCATTAAAGTGTCTCACCAGCCGTATAAGCGACCTCAACGATATTTAGCGGCGCACCCCCACTGGTTATATCGGCCTTGGCAGGAGCGTCTAAACCAAGCAATTTACAGCGTCTCTCTATACACCGATCTACAAGCTGTAAATACCTAACATCTCCAATCCTCTCGATTTCTTCCACTCTGGCCTCATTTATCTCTCTGTCACCAGACATGGATTTTTGCAGCGTCTTTTTTTGAGCTTTTCGACTGCGATAATATTCATCCCAGGCTGTAGCCTCTAGGTGGTCTATTTTTGCTAATTCCTCCGCCCTGGCCTCATCAAAATCCCGTATTGAACTCTCTAACCACCTTCGCTGTATCTCTTTTATATCGTTGCTGATAGTCTGCCGGGAAACCCGGTAAATCCTCTGCGCCGCCAGATCCTCTGCTATTTGAGCTTGGGTTTTAGCCTCACAGTACCAGGCTGCGATAGCCATAAGATCTTGCTCCCGTTGCGCCTTGTTCCGGCGGGGACCGCCCTTTGTTGTTGCCATTGTTGCAAGTCCCTATCTGTGCAAGTTATCTAAACAGGTATTAGAAAAAACTACAAACTGGATAAACTGGATCATCGACTTAACTTCTCTTTCTCTTTTTGTTGTAGGGATGCCGATTTGCGTTTTTCGTCCATCTCACCCAATTTATCCAAAATAACCTCTACGGCATTAACCCCGCGGTGGTTGAAATAGCGCAAGGCCATTATAATCGTATCAGATACCTCTACATCTGTTTGTCTGATCCTCTGGGCCTGAGCCAGATCGTCAGGGTTGTTCCGTACATATCCATTGCTATAAGCCCGTAAATCTGCAT